TTGACCCAAAGTAATAGCATCACTTGCATTAGTCAGAGTACCTTGAAGGTCATAGATGTAGATGGTGTCATAAGAATAATCAACTGACAATAGCAGTGATTGATCACTACCACCTAGGGTGCCATCAGCAGTGTCAAAGTAATAGTAAGTAGCATCGCCACCACCATTAGCACTCATATCATACTGAACATATGCTCCACTAGCACCAGCTGTGCCGCTAGTTGTCTTGCCACTTACATACTCAGTTCCATCATCAGATGTTCCTGCAGTTTGGTCAATACCAAATGTACCGTTGATGGTTGTAGATAATCCAAAACCTACTCCAGACATTGAAGCATCTTGTACAAAGAACTTATAAGTTCTATCCAAGAACAATGTCACACTTGCCGATCTACGCAGACTATAAGTACCGCCAGCACCATTATCAGAGAATACGAATTCATCACGGGAAACACCAACACCACCAGCAGCGATATCGCCAGTTGCAGAAGATGTACCACCAGTTAGAGTTTCACCCTCAACAAAAGTGGTTCCAGTTACAGGACCGAGATAGAGAGTAGAACCACCGAGAGAACCGTCAATAATATCATAGATAACTGCTGTACCACTTCCAGTACCACCAGTTACTGTTTCACCAACGGAGAAACTACCAGTTTGGTTCTCAATACTATATGTAAGAATACCAATCTTCTTTACATAAAAGTCAGTTGAGGGTGGAACATAATACGATTCCCATTTGAATGTGGTTTCGCCATCATTCGTGGTTATCAACTGACCAGGAGTAAATGTATCCTGCTGATCAGTAATAATAGGAATTGAAGTATCAAATGTTAGAGTTTTATTTGTAATCACATCTCCAGGGTGGAGAAGATAAGTAGATGCATCCAGCGTTGCTGCGATGTCATACTTTTTCACACCAACACGAACATTAGCAGCAGTACCGTCGCTGACCATGTTTAGAACGCCACTCGCAGAAGAGTCGATAGGCGCTCTATACAGGGCAGTCCATGTAGTTGCAGCTGGTTTCGCTGATGCTAGTTTTCCTGTTTGCGTTGCCATTTTTTATTAGAATCCAGCGTAGAAGAATTGTTGTTGTCTTGTTCTACCCGTCAGGGTAGCAGCACCGATACCAGCACCGAAGGTAACGTCATCTAGCGTAACGTTATCTGTAGAAAGCAGAGTTGCATCTGCATCAGGGAACGAGATTGTTCTGGTTGCCTGTAGATTATCTAGGTTGAAGATAACCGCGCCTGCTCCACCAAATGCAGGTCTAACAACGGGAGATAGTAGAGTTTTGTTTCTAAGATCCTGTGCTGCTCTTTCGGTAACAAGAATGTTATTACCACCTGCATTATTTAGTATTCCATTAGATGGGAACTGATACGTCTCGTTTGTATTCTCAAGCAGATTGTCAAGGTCAAAGTTGATCTTCTTAGAGATCGTTGTACCAGATGCAAAAATAGCATTGGAATATACTTTGTTAGTAATAGTTTGAGTTGTATCTCTTCCCAATAATGTCATACTCAGATCAGGAATCGTAATAATACGATTAGCAGTCAATTCTGATGTATTGATATTAGCACTAAACTCAGAGTCAAATGTCTGTTGGAACTTGACTGAAACAAAATTCTTATTGAGAACAATTTGTTCTGTCTTAGTATCTAACAGCGTGGAGTGGTTAGCATTTGCTTCTGCTGTAGTGGTAATTGCACCAGCATCAGGTAAGAAGTAAGAACGTCTAGCAGCAACAGTTTCATCCCAGTTGATCTGGAATACTGCTTCTTCATCACCATCAACCAAAACAAAGTTGTCTTCATCAACCAAGATAGTTTTGTTTCTCAGTGTTTGCTGAGAGTCATCACCTACAAGAACTGTACCATTTCCAGCAGTAACTGGTGGGAGGTTGAAGATTCTGATAGCAGTACCACTACCAATACCAGAAATTTCAAATCGTGCTTTTTGACCTTGAGAATCCTCAAGAATCATTGCAGTATCGTCAATCCTAAACTGACCTGTAACTCGTACAGATCCAGTACCTTTGGGTGCAAGAACAAGGTCGGAGTTATCTACTAAATCATCTAGTGCAGTCAAATAGTTTGATGTACTACCATCAGAGTTCAAGAGACGTGTGAAATACACTCCTCCAGCACCCCATGATAGACCAAGTTGGTCATATGCATTCTGGTACACTCCAGAATTACGGTCCAAATCAAAGGCAATCCCAGGATCAGATTTAGACCCCGCACCCACACCTTTGAATAACTGGTTGATCCTCGCTTTCCTGTTAGGAATAAGCGGGTCAGATACTACGACAGGCAGAATTGCTTCACCCGATAAGGCAGCATCTGCAATGTCCTCTAATTGCGAAATCTTTTTGGTTCCCACGGACTGACGATATAGTTCTTACAAAAGTTATTTATACTGGTTTGTAGATGCGTCCTAGATTATCATACATGTTCATGACCGACTGAGATGTATGGAAACCATAAGTAACCATATTTGTACGGATGTCGCCATCAATTATGTTCTGAATAAATGAATCGTTGAGTTCTAAACTTTTTGCATAATCCCAAAATGGCGTATCATACTTAGATCCAAACTTATAATGATACAGGATAAAGTTAGCATTCTCTTTGATTGAGCGTTGCATATCATACTCAATTTTCTGTATTGGTTTTTCTCCCCATACTGCTTCCATCGTAAGTTCAATCCACTTCATATATCCAGCAACAGATGTTGCTTCCATAGGTTCGATAAAAAAGTATCTGTTGCCATTTAGGAATACTCGGTTATCGATAATAGGACTTTTGGCATAATAGTTCCTGAACGGGAAGGTTGCAGTAATATTATCTACACCAAATTGTTCTTTGAAATTTATCTCTGCTTCAGTGTCACTAGTAATATCACTATTATATAAGTATCCATATTGCACACGATCCTGCAAATGGATTACAAATGTCCATCCATCTGGTGTTGTGACAGTCCTAGTCCATGGAACATTATCTGGATTGGGCATGTTAGATAACATTACCCGATTCAAAGGGTTAGTAATTATATTATAGTCTGTATAATCTGTAGGAAATCCTCTACAGTCATACACATAGTCTGCGTCACATTCATCATAGGTCTCAATATGCTTCTGAGTTACCTTGAAGATGCCTGTATCGCATAAAAAATCTTGAAATAGATGAGGATCTAGGTGCATACCTACCTCATCAAAGTTGAATGGATGAAACCATTCAGGTTTATCTCCCCACCCTTCATATTTGATACCAAACTTAGGAGTTGCTTTCCAAGGATTATCGTGCCAGTTTAGACTCCATCCAAATGTATCTGCCAGAAAACCTGTTAGACCAGGAAAGGATCCCGACCCAACAGGTTCTGTATCAATCTCCTCATCATAATACAGTTCGACTTCAGTCTTAGGTGAGTAATGTCGCCAATATAATGCTGTAAGGACTCCCGCTAGACCTTTGCCAAGAACTGCAACTTTCATAGTTTTTCTGTGTTTGGATATAAGGTATTGTATTTTGCAAACCTATTGACATTTGGTCTTACATCTAGAGACTCACATGCAAACCTATAACTCATCCACTCAGTCAAGAAAGTCGAGATTTGAGAGTGATTCTCCATGGTTTGGGTGGATGAGATCAAGGAATTGTTGTGCTTTTGTGAGTTGCTTTTGGTGGTAGTCTCTCCAGTCGATCGCTTCCGAGAGGATTTCCTCGTATGCTTGCCTCGCTTCCACTTTATCATCACTTAGATAATCTCCGATAGCGTCACCCATTCGATCTTTACGCTGAACAGCGTATTGAGTTTGCCAAAGTTCCATTTCAGGGCGTCCTTCAATTGTCATAAAACTAGTTTACCTGCACTACGGGTTGGTTTGATAATTGTACTGAATGTATTCATATAGTAGTCATGAATATCATCATTGACTTCTCCACGGAAAACGATAAATCGTTTGGTCACTTCCAGTTTATCAGTAGATTCCTTTGAAAGAAAGGGTGCCCAAGATACAAAACCGATTTTGTTACCTTCACCAGGAACGGCAACAATCGGGTTTGATACAGTAATAATGTCATCAGTTTCGTCGAGAATTTCGGTAATAACCTCTTCGCCCGACGCCATTCGCAATAGTTGGATCATGGTAATAAATAATTTTTTTTCAAAAGGGGCGCTCTTTCTATTCAGAGTTCTTTTGTACTCCCCTTTGTTTTTCTTCTTTTAGAAGTTTGAAATATAGTTTGTAATACGGTTTTTTCATTTCTTCAAGGACTTTCATATCCTCTTCAAAACCCATATACTTACAGAGTTGATAAGATCCCTCTAATTCACTAAGTAATCTCAGTATGTTAGCAGGAAGTCTTTCAAGTCCTCCTGGTTGATACTGCTTGGGGATCGTCATCGATACTATATGTAGGTGGGTGAAAATTGCAGTATTCGTTGAAGGTAATTTTCATTTCCTTCTCAGTGAGATTAGCATGTTTTGCTGCTTTTGGCAAGTTCCACTTTGCTGACCACAGCATTTCCATTGATCGACGGGTTTCAGGTCTCATGGATATAATTTAGATAACGAAATGAACAATAGGAATGCTAGCATTATAACTACATCCCACGATTTTGTCTTTATAAAGTATGGAATTGAAATTAGATCTGCAACAAAGTGTGCAGTTACACCAACTAATACATTTACATGAAGGACAATAAAGTAGGCAATAATAACAAGAGCACTACCTAAGACCCTTAGACGAACTAGATTTGCCATTTAGTCACGGGTGTCATTATTTTCGATAAATTGGGATTTGAATTCATTCACCATGTCAAGGATATCAGGTTCGACAGGTGCAGCACGTTCAGCAACAGGTACGCACATGACATACTTCCCGCTTTCCAAACGTACTTTCCACACAATGTTTTCCCTACCAGTGAGTTCAATGCAGAATTCTAGATTCTTCTCGAACTCTTCATAAGAGATTTCGTATTGATTCATAGTCTTACAGAATACATTTCATCAGGGACAAATGCTTTGATCATGTTCCAGGTATCAGTGAATCCTTCACGTCCTTCCTCATCCCAGAGGAACTGAACTTCTTCGTAGTCACCACGATCAGAAGTCATCTCGATCTTGCGTTGTGCCACGTTTATGACCACATGCTCAAGGAACTGGGTGGTTTCTTCCATGGAGGTGTTTCGCTTACCCCCTGATCATAGCACACCCAGAGAGCATTGTCAATTCAGGTTGATCGCACCACCCAGGATGTTTACGATTGCACCCTTCATCGTGACGATTGCACCACCAGTGATATCCACTGCAGCACTTGCTTTTAGTAGGACCGCACCAGCAGCAACATTAGCAACAAATGCGCCAGCACCAACCTTGAACAAAGCACCACCTACTTTACAGGTTACCAAGAATGGACCTGGTGTAACAACAGAGAACCTAGGAATAGGATCAATTGATGGTGATGGACCTAGGATAATATCATAGGGTCCATTACACTGCCAGAATACACCCGATTTTGCCTTAGGCAATGGTGGTACGTTTACAAAGTGCCACTGAGCAGATGAATATGTTGTCAATGTATTGTTAGCACTCATAACAATATCACCACCACGAATATTCACTGATGGAGCATTGATCTCAGTATTACCTGTTGGAGCACCAACAGAGGTGTTCATAGTATTGATTTGACCATCAGTAGCATTCACTTTGAGTGTACCACCAGATGAACTGATATCTACATCAGATTCAAATTTGATTTGGTGCTTTTGAATCTTATCTGTCTTCTTAGGAGTTTTACCATTAGCATCTTTCTGCTGTGGAGCGCCAACAGCAGTAACCATCATGGCACCACCTACCTCAAGATGGAAGTTACCTGTCACTTTTAGGTGATAATCACCATTGACAGTGTGAACTTCATCGCCTCGGATGTTATAACAAAGATCTTTAGCAACATCAACGGTATATGCGTTTGCATATTGACTATGGTCACCTGCTACTGGTTTCTTGTCAGTTTTACTTTTATCCCTAGAAAGTGCTTTCTTTTCGTCTTTTCCTGCTTCTGTAGCAAGATACTTCTTATATGCATTATCATCGACATAAATTGATGTATGCACAGTACCAGAAGGAGTTCTTTCAGTCTGGGATTGTCTACCAGGAACACCAGTGTGTTGTTTCCAACCACCACTCATGAAAGTTTCTGCCTGAGTCAGATAAGGACTAGCATCGTTATAAATTTGTGAGACAAAATCTGATGCAACATTACGACTACCTTGAGCAAATCCACTTCCTAAGTCACCACATTTACGGTTTCCTAATTTATCTGCAAGTCCTTCTGCATCACAATAAGTAGTACCTAAGAATGGGATGAATGCCTTTGTTCTATTATCTTGTCTGGTTCTATCACACCCAAAATCAAAGAGGTTGAACAAGAACAAAACAATTTGCAAGAACCCTTCAAAACCAACTGACGCAAGATCAAATCCATCAGCAAAAATTGTAGATCCTTCTTTCCAAGTATCAATAATCTTCTTTGCAGCACCAATACCAGAAAGAATACCTTCAGCAGCAGATACAATATTCTTTACAGCACACAGAAGACTATCCATTGCTGACAAAATGCCTTGTCCAAGTTTATCAATACCCTGATTGATAAAATCACCAGCAAAGTCCAATGCTTTATCGATGGCAGATTCAATAAATGAACTGAATGGTGACATCACCATGTCAATAAAACTACCGATCTGATCATCAAGAGTACAGATCTGAGACAAAATCAACTGAATACCAGTTTTCACAATTGCCATTGTTGCAGTTGGAATACCAGTAAATGATGCAATCATAGCACCACCAGAAGTTAGTTTTCCTGCAAGTTCTGTCAAAAACTCTCGCATAGCAGCAATTGCTTCACCGCCAATCGCCGCAATTGCGTTTTCTACAGATCCAATGATATTATCAAGTGCAACTGGAGCACCTGTAGCAAGACTGACATATCCATTACCTTGAGGCTTGATTCCAGACAGTTCTTTTGCTGCTGTATCAAGAACAGATTCTAGATGCACCGTAAGGGTCTTAGAAGGTCCACCAACGCCGTCTGCAGCAGCGACTGGGGGTCCAATACTCTTTGCAGCGCCTGCCGTACCAGTTTTGACGCCAACGCCCTGCGGGTTCGCTGGTGCGCTTTGAGAGTCCTCTTTAGTTCCTGCAGTTTGGACTGAATTATTTCTATTTGCGTTTTGCTCGTCTCCTTCCATAGTTGCCGTATTATTGGCACCTGAGGCAGTGGTGTAATTGACCACTTTACGCATTTCGCCGCCAGTTAGGGCAAAAAGTGGTTCCTTACGTGATTCTCCACCTTTGATAGTACGAAGAACTCCCATAACACAAGGCATCTGTGCTTCTTCACCGTCTAGGAAGAAACCTAGAACAATAGCACCAGATTGCAATTGACCAGAAGACTGTCCCTGACCATCATTACCTGGTTGGTTTGTAGGTTGTAAAACTAACGCCCATGGCAAATCATCTGTTGGTAGTGTCTCCATAGAACCACCATCAGCATCTGTATACCAACCCAAAATTCTTACTTTGACACGGTTGATCTGCAGGGGATCTTGGTTATCTTCAACCTCACCGATCCACCATTGCATTCCGTCCTTACCAAAGAAGTCATTCTGACGTTCTTTTACATATCCTTCAACTTGGGACGTTGCCATATTATGAAATCAAATCGTACATTATTTATGGAAAAACCTTATAGGTCTCATTTTTGGCGGAGTTTTTTTCCGCCCTTTTTCAGAATCAAAAGTTCGTTTTCATTTACGCCTTTTGAATTCATAGAATTGACAACCACCAAAGACATACTCGCCATATTGATCGGTGCCTCTATCATATACTCTATACAAATCAGGAAGTAATTCCATCTTTGTAGCAATTAGCGTACCATTCTTAGTTTGGCAATTACCATTATCTTGTCCAAACCACCCATTTCTACGTGGTGTCAAGACAATAGCACAGTTACCTTTTCTTGTCCAATCTGTGTTATAAGTTTCCATAACAACAGACCCATCATCATACTCTACGAATTTGTGTAAGGTATGACGATAGGCATTTTCTTTGCCTTCTGGATGTTTCCATTGCCAAGATTCATATCCGTCTGGAATCTTGATCCATTCAACAATTATTCTAGAAAAATCTGTAGGATACATTGAACATTGCTCAATATTATCCCAAACACCTAGAACATAATCTTCAATCTTCATATACTAAACATTCTGGTTCTGATGGATTGGTGTCGCAGTATAGTTCTAGTGGTGTTGGATCATGATGATCACCTGCTTCAATCTCTTCCTTGTGATGTTCTGCATATTCTTCCAATTCATGTAGTTCACCTTCAATGTGACGACGTTGATTAGGTGAAGTTAGAGGGTTGTCAAGGATCTCCTTGTCCTTTTCAATATGCTTTTCAATTGATTCCATAGAAATAAGTCTGAGGGAATGTACTTATTTAGTATAATATTGTTACCCTCTAGTGTCAACGGTTTTTGTTCTTACGCCGACGATTGCGTCTCTTGTTCGTCTTATTGTTCCTCTTCTTAGTACGAGTTCCTCCAGAACCCTGGCGGCCGCCGCGATTCTTTCTCCGTGCCGTTGTATCATTACGCTTGATCGCTCTCCGTCCCGCTGTAGACCTCTTCTTATTACGCCGCTGTCTTCTTTCGGGATTGCTAACATTCTTACCACGTTTTTTAGATTTCCGCCGTCTCTTCTTCCTGCTACCCAGTCCACTTCCAACAGCAGGCATTGCACCACGGCGTCTAAGTCCTCTACGCTTCTTACGAACACGTCCCTTACGTCTCCGTCTACCACTAGAATTACCAGCAATGGTTGAGGTACTCTCATTATTTTTAGAACTTGCACCACCAGAATCAGGTGTAGAATCTCTAGTCAATAGAAGAATCGATATCATTCTTCCATCATGATACTTATGCTCAGCACTAGCAATGATCCAAAGACCACTCCAACGTTGATCTGTGGGAATATTTGTACTGTTTGGTTTATCTGGTAGTGCCTTTGGGATCGTGATATGAATACCATGACCTGCCATCAAATCTAAGTTACCTGGTACAGTAACTTGAAGTTGTTGATATAAAAGACTCTTCAGTCTTAGGAAATTGTATGATCCTGCTTCAACAATAGACTTCACACTCTGTCCACCAATTGGAGCAGACTGTTTAGATTCTTTCTTCTCCATGTTGCCATAACCACGAGTCATGACTGGTTTCAGTCTTACTCGTCTAGGAGTATCAACCATCGATGGTTCACCCTGAGGTGCCAACTTACTCATATCAAATGGTGGTTTACCTTTTGGATTGACATGTGCCATGTCTTTCCAGTTTCTTCTAATAGCATACTCATCCAATGCTAATGGTAGATCGCCTGATTGATCTCCACTAGAACTCTTAGCAAGATCAACAGGATCAAATCCTTGTGTATATCCTGCCCATGTACCATGCCTAAGATTTTCTAGCAGGTTATAAGACTTAGGAAATGAAATCGTTTGGATGATAAAGTCTTTAGTTTCTTCTGCAATACTTGGTAGGTTTGCTTGACCATATCCATAGTAATACAGTTGTGGTAGTGGTCTCTTAGCAGTACCTTTCGTTTCACGTTTTGGTTTCTGTTTATTTGCATCCTCAATCATCGCATCGATTGTGATGTAATGATATCCAGATGTATTCTCGTAGAAAATATATCCACTCTGACGTAGTTTACCTGTCTGTTTCTTGCGAAGAGACTTCTCTGCTAGGTAATTGATAGCATTGAATGGTCTCCAGTTTGGACAAACATAAGAAAACTTCTCATCAGTTGTTTCTGCATACAACTCTTTGTCAGTGTTGATATAGTCTGAACCTAGATACTCACCAACATATTGATCAGTCTTTTTACCTTGGAATGAACCAAATACATTGACAAGTTCATTTCTCAGAAACTCTTCTGAACAGAGGTGTAAATTATATACGTTACGTTTTTCAAATCTAACACGATCAGTGATCTTATAAAGTTGAAGATTATACTCAACTTTCTTTCCACTAACATCGTTTTCTAATGTAAGGAAGAATGTTTCACCACCTGCTAATCTACTGATGACATCACCAGAGTCATCAAATGCTATAATTGCTCTGATAGAAGGGGAATCAATCCCCTCCATGATTCTAACTTCGTTTACATACTCATCAAACTTATTAGTTTTGTTATCTGGTCCTGCAACGCCTTCAATCTCAAGACTAAAACCCGTTGTGCCCTGTCCTCCTTTTACATCCATCAGAAACCTCCAGCAAACAGACCAAATCCAGGACGATAATTGTATATATCGTCACTAGATAACCGACCACCGCCGCCACCTTTCGGAACAGGAACTTTGACTGTTTTATCTGGTATTGGTTTAGACATTTCTTGTACTTGTTTTTGTGCTGCCTGATTCTGCTGTTGTGTTTGTGCAACTGCGGCAGCTGCTCCTGTTTTCTGTTTTGCTTTTACCGCACTCTTTGCTGTAGCAACATTATTAGTTTGAAGTTGTACTTGCTGTGGTTTTACAGTAGGAGGTTTGATATTTGCAGGTACTACCTCCCCTCTCGGTTCAGAAGTGCTACCTCTATTTTTTACCAAACGTTCCAGAGAACGTTCCTTCTGCTTGTACGCTGTATATTGATTTTCTAAATTTGCTGCACTGACTAGACCACCAGTACGAGGATCTTTGAACATCCCGAGTGATTTTGGTCCTACTGGTGAGCTCATCGCTGCCCTAATGTAATCTCTTTGATGCTTGAGTTGCATCATCTGTTTTTGGAATTGTTTTTGGAATTCTGGACTCTGCTGACCACCACCAGCAGAGAGACTTTTGACTAACTTGATGGGTCCACCGTGTGATGCAAAAGAAATACCAGCACGCTTACTAGTTCCAGTTTGCATCACACCTGCTTCATCATTACGACGCCAGTTATTGATACCACCGTTATGACTTGCTAATCTAGTACGATATGCATCAATAACTGGGGCATAATTACCACTGCTCAGTGACTGTTTCACAGTATCTTTTATACCAGCACCAGACAAAGATCCATAGTTGAAGACTACAGACTCTAGTCCTGCCTTTACTCTATTCGGTGCCTTATTATAGTCACTGCCAACCTCATCGGTGAGACGCTTGCGGTGCTCAACAATATGCTTAGACTTGATCCAATATGCTTCATCGTCAGTAATCGTGTCACCCTTCTGAACCTTACCAGACTTACGGAATCCCTCTGGATAGTAAGTTGCACCAATACCAATCGTAGGAATCTCCCACCCATAATTAGCATCAGCATATGCCTTTAGTTTTAGACCTTCATAATTACCTAGCAGTGCTGCAAACTTCTTATCAAATCCAGCACCTGCTAGTTCTCCCGTTGCAGAGTCTCTGCTTCCAGCTTCAGTACCAGGACCTGCAGTAGATCCATCTTCCGTACCCCCGAATGTAGCTGCAGTGAGTTTTTTACCTTCATACGTTTTACCACCATCAATTGAATGAGCACCCTTTAGTAAGGCGTTACCCAGCTTAG